TTATCTATATTGTAAATTGGAAATAACTGTCCTTCAGAGTAAGGTGTAGGAGCTTTTATAACTCCATTCCCATTTATTAATTTCCATCTACCTTCTTTATCATAGGGATGGTCTATCTCTATTTCACAGACACCGTTAAGAGATATTTTAAAGATTGCTTTATTAGGTTTTAAAGTAACATCACCATCAAAGTCATAATTAAAATTATCACCTTTATAATATTCAATACTCATAGTGTCCTCCAATTAGGAATTATGGTAAAAGATTTTAATGTAGTTCCAGGAGTTAATTCATAACTTAAATTATTATCTCCAGGAATAAGTTCTAAATCTTCCCATTTCCCTTTTTTTCTTTTGCCTTCGATTTTCCCATTTCTTAAAGTTAATTTTCTAGGAATATCTACAATTATTTCATCTAATAAATCAATTGTTATTTTTTTAGAATTTATATTTAATTTAATGGTTCCATTACCAACTATTTTATAAACTGGCTCTGCATTAAGTGGGAATTCATTAAAAAGATTATTTTCAAAATTAATTTCATATTCCCCATTAACTGAGTAAAGATAAGGTGAACAAGTAAAATTAACTGTAGCAGTTCCACAAGCTTGAAATTCAGTTATAAATTCTTTAAGGTCTATCATTTTTACTTTATAAAAGAAGCCTAAATCATCAGAAAGAATAAGATGGTCATCTTCTATAAAAGACAACCACCTTTTAATTTCTCTATATTTAGTTTCAATTAATCTTTTATCAAGAATATCCATTTTTACAGGAATAGTAATATCTTCATAGCCTCCCTCAACTTCAACAAGATCTTCTCCTCCTGGAATCTTTATAGTTGATTCTTTTCTTTTTGGAAATGGGATTGTAATTTCTAAAATTTTTATTTTAAAATCTGTCCATGAATTTTTATTATTAAAATTAAAAGAAAATGGCTTACGCAAAACTGAAATCACCTCCTGTACTTATTGTGTAACTGTCTTGGCTTTCACCTATATTTTCGATAACTTTTTGTGTTGTATGACCTGCTAATTCTTCGCCATCTAGGTAATTTTTATTTTCAATATTTAAAATAAATTTTCTTGGATTATTTTCAGAATCATTACTATTTTTATTAATAATTTCATTTGAACTTCTTGAAACAACTGTAGCTCCTAAACTTTGTGATTCATAAGCTACTTTAGCTTTCATCTTTCTAGTTAAATCCATTAACTTTTCTTTCATATTGCTTTGTAAGTTAGGCATTCTTTTTTCAATACCAACTTCCATACCTTGTACAGTATAATCACCGACAGGAATCATTTTACGAGCTGGTGAATGAATTCCAAGTGCTGCCTTAGCTCCATCGACTATACCACTAAAGAATCCATGTACTTGATCCATGAACCAGTTTTTAGCGTTAATAATACCTTGCCAAATTCCTTCTACTATACGCTTCCCTATATCAACCATTTTACCTGGAATAGATTCTACAGTTTCTATAATAGATTTTACTAATTGCTTCGCTGAATCCACACCAGCATTCCATAAATCTACTCCCCAAGCTTTAACTTTAGAAACAGTATTTACTAACCATTCCCAAATTCGACCTGGTAATTTTGAAAAATAATCTATTGTATTCTTCAAAAATTCAGCAGCTATTTGACCAGCTTTGACACCCATGTCATAGCCCCACTGTTTTACTTTGTTTATAGCATTAGTTAACCAAGTCCATAACCTACCTGGAAGTTGAGAAAACCATGTTATAGTATTTGTTAAAAATTCAGCTGCAATCTGGCCAGCTTTAACTCCTATGTCATAGCCCCATTGCTTGACTTTATTTATGGAATCTACTAACCAAGTCCAAATTCGACCAGGTAATTGAGCGAACCAATTAGTAATATTATCTATCCAAATAGGCACGTTAGTAGTAATGTAATTAAACATATCTACTCCCCACATAATAAGTTTTGTAACTACAAAACCTAAAGCAAATCCTATATGATGTGGAAGTTCTGAAAACCAATCAACTATACTTTGAATCCAATTAGGAATAGTTTGGGTAAATAATATCCATACTTCATCTAACCAATTTTTAAATCTTGTAACTAATAGAGTTCCAAAGTTAGATACCGCATTTTTAAGATATTCAAATCCATTAACGAAGAAATCTTTAATGCTATTAACTAAATTATCTATAAAATTTCTAAACCCCTCACAGTGCTTGTAAGCTAGTGCAAAAGCACCAACGAAAGGATTAACTATAAATAATAATATCTCTTTCCAATCTTCCTTGAAAAAATTAACTACTTTCTTAAAAGCGTTTGGTATTGTTTCTGTAAAAAAGTGAGAAATACTATTCCAAGCATTAGAACAAGCTTCCTTTACTGTTTCCCACATGCCAATCCAAAAATTCCTAAATCCTTCCGAAGTATTCCACAAGTATATAAATCCTGCAACTAAGATTAATATTAAACCAACAAACCATGTTATTGGACTTGCCAAAATAGCCATGTTTAATCCGTATTGTTCTACTGTTGCCTCAAATGTTTTTGTTTTTAATAAAAACATTGCACCTTGTAAATCTTTAACAAATTTCGTTATAGACATAATAATAGTTGCAGCTTTAAATGCTAGAACTAAAGTTCCAACTTCTGTTGCTAAAGCTCCTATAAATCCAATATGCTGGGAAACAAAAAGACCAAAATTAAGAAAAGCAGGTATAATTACTGTCCGTAGTAAATTCCCTAAGTTACTTAGCATGTCAACTAAAGGGCTAAGTTGAGGAATAGTCTTACTAACAGCTCCACTTAATCCGTCTGTTCCAACTAATTTAACGAATTCCTCAAACTTAGGTAAAAAACTGCTTAAAGAACCTTTTATACCTTCAAACCAATCCTGTGCCAAATAACCCCATAGAACGCTTAAATTATCTTCCAAGGTTGACATCATTCCATTGAATGTTTGAGATTGTCCTTCCATAGCCCCTTTCGTATGAGAAGCTATACTATCTATTGCTTTGTTATATACATCTGCTGTAATTTTCCCTTGAGAAGCTAATTTTTTTACTTGGCTCACTGGTACACCCATTACCTCACCAAGTGCTTTAAAAATTGGAATACCTCTGTCTTGAAGAATGTTTAAATCTTCTGTATATGCAACTTGTGCTTGTTGAACTTGTGCATATTGTCTAACCATTTCTTTCAATGAATCTTCTTGTATTCCAAAAGCTGAACCCATATCACCGAACTTAGTTAACTGATCAAATAAAGCTTGGCCTTTAAAATCAGCGTTGGCTAATTGCTTAGCCATGGTATCAACACCCATTTTGCTAAATGGAGTTTCGGCTGCATAATCTGTTATCTTTTCCATCATTTTTACAGCTTCGGAATGGCTTCCTAAAATTGTAGTCCATGCAACTAAAGCTTGTTCGGATAAGGCATCATAACTTATCCCAGCTTTATAAATTTCTCTAGTATAATCCTTAATTTTATCGATGATAAAAATACCGCCTAATACGGCGGCAGTTTTTCTTGCTATTGCAGCAAGTGAACTCATATCTCTCTTGACTTTTTCAGTACCATTAGAACTAGTTCTATCTATTTCACTCCAAGCTTTCTTCCAAGCTTCTGATGAACTCATACCAGCTTTCTTATATTCATGAGCTAATTTAGCAGCTTCTCTCTTTATATTCCTAGTTCCTTTTTCTATACCACTATTATCTATCTTAGTATCTATTATAATTGCACCATCACTTATAAAGATCACCTCCTTTTTTGCAAAATAAAAAGACACCTACCTAATTGGTAAGTGTCTTAAATTTAAAGACTGTTAATTTATAAAATTATTTCTCCATTTTCGTTAATCATAGATTCATCTAGCATGAATTTATCATTAAATTCTCTAATAAATTTTAATGCCTTAGAATTATCATATCCTAGTCTTAATATGATAGTTTTAATATCATTTTCATTTTTTCCATAGTATGCAATATTAAAGTAATAAATGGTTGTTGATTTAATATCTGTTTTGGCTCCAGACATTCCACCTAGTACGGCACCTACTGGACCAAAGATTAAATCACCAGCTATTCCTCTACCTACAACAGATTTACTCTTAGAAGAAATATTAGTTTTATCAATAATATCTAAAGATATTATCTTATCATGATGTATTTTAAAAACATCTGTTACTTCTACATTTTTACTAAAGAATCCAATCCCTTTTAAATGCTCTAAAACTAAAAAATCTCCATCTACAAATAAATCCAAGCAAGAATGTTCATTCATTTTGGGGAGACCTTGAACATGTAATCCCGAAAAAGCATTTTTATTCTTTTTTCTAATATACATTTTTTACCCTTCTTTCGTATATTTTCTATATATACGAAAAGTATACTATAAATTTTCCATATTTAAAACTCCACCATTCATTAACATTTCTTCTATGTTATTTTTATATTCTTCATCTTCTTTACTAATTTTATTAGGTAATTTAAAGAATTCTTTTTTCTCCTTATAAAATGCTCTTTCATTTTTATCTTCTATTTTATTTAAATCCATTGTTCTGTAGTTCATTATCTTTACTATCATATTTTCCTCTGTGAGCCCCTCAAATAAGGCTCTAAACTTCCACCAATGTAAATACTCTATTGTTGATAAATCAATCTTATATTGGCTTATAAAGGCATCAAAGATATATGCATTATCATGTTCAAAGCAATACGCTTGTTCTAAATCATTTGAAGTAGTTTTTATACGTTTATTTAGCTCTTCTTTTTCATCTCCGCACCCATAAAACCACATTATTGCATTTATAGTTTCCTCTATATATTTTAAAGGGGGGATTTTAGAAAAATATAATTTTAAAGCTTGTGTTATTTTAAGCTCGTCCTCTATATCTTCATCCTGCATCAATAATTCAAATAAAATAGATATCCTGAAATCTGAATTTATATTATAAAACTTCCCACCAATTTTAACTTTAGTAGGAAGTTTATCTAATAATATATTATTCTTATACATTATCTTCTCTTATTAAATTTATTATTCTTTTTATAATTATGTTCTACTCTCTTTGGAGAAAATTTTCTAAATTCTTTTATATCATCCTCAATATTTTTTACGAACTGTTCATCTTCTTTTCTCAATCCTAATGAAAGTTCTTTGAATACTTGCATGGCTAATCCCATATTTGTTTTTCCTTTAAATACTTTATTAGCAGCACCTTTGCCAAAAAGATTATTTAGACAATCACCTACTACTTTAACAGTAAGTTTTATCATTTTTATTCTATCTAAATTCTTAGGCGGATGCTCTAATGCAAAAGCAGCTCTCTCTAATTCTTTTTTTACTTTTTCTGCTGATTCAAGATCGTATAAATCATATTCAAATTCTACTCCATTTATTTTTATCATTTATATCACCTCAATTAATGTGTTTTAGGCTCAAAGCCTTTTGTGAATGTTTTAGTTTGTGTATTAAAAGTTCCTACTTCTAAATCACCTTTAGTTAAAAATTTTCCTTTAGCAGTCATTTCTCCATCTTTAGCGGTTAATTCATCCACTTGTATAGCAATATTAAATTTTCTAGCTCTAAATGTATTATCAGTAGTGCCTGGCTTATCTAAATCCACTCTAATATATTCTGTTTCTGCTTCAGCACCTACTTTATGTGTTTCTCCTATATCGCAAATATAGTCTATTGCTTTTTGATCTCTGATTTGGTCAGTTTCAAAACTAAACTCTGATTCATATGAAACAATAGATGATGTTGGGGATTTATCATTAACGTATTGTTTTTTATTTGTTTTAGCATTTGGACTTTCATTAATTTCAGTAAAACCTGTCCCCATAAAGACAAATTCTTCGCTAACCTTTAAATAATCTGCTACTAATGTTCTATTTCTAATTGCCATTCTATCTACTTCCTTTCTATGTAAATTAATCTTAATTGGATTTGGTATCTTGCTTTATCAATATCTGTTTGAAAAGCATATCCTGGCGTTAATATTTCTATCTTTTCAACTTCTCTGTTACCATCTAATATAGGTAAATCACCAGTTCTATTTTTTTCTTCTAACCAAGAAACTAAGTTCTCATAGAAGTTGATATTATTTAGATTATTAATAATATCAGGGCCATAACTCTCTCTGCTTGAAAAAATAAAAAGCTCTTGCTTTTTACAAGAACCATCTACATATTTTTTTATAATTGGATTAGAAGGAACTTTTTCAATGGAATAAGTTGTTGTTTCTTTATCAAGATAATCAACTCCTATTCTTATAGCTCCTTCAAATTCTTCTAAATGCGGACACTTTTTAATAAAATTTCTTATACTTTCAATAACGGTCATACTCTTTTCCCACCTACAAAGTCTGCTACTTTATTAATTATTTCATCTTTATGATCTGCAAATCCACGTTTATCCCAGAAACGCCCTCTTTGGCCATTACGGTTTACTCCACCTTTTCCATTACCTTTATTTTCGTAATATTGTTTTCTAGCATAAGGAGCATAATAAACTATATTATCTAAATTTACTTGTACATCTAAATCTTTAAGTGTTCCACTTTTAAAAGGAACATAATTATTAAAGCAAAGAGCACATTCTTTAGTAAACATTTGTTGAGCTGGGCCACCATCTTGCAGCTTTCTTTTGGCCAAGATATCATTTGTACTATTTATTTCGATTCGAACATCCATAAATACTACTTACACCCCACTTCAAAGTGTTCTGTAAATTTAGAAACTGCCAAAATGGATACTACATCATCATAATCCTGCTCTAATTTTTTTATTGTAAAAGGTTTTTGACCAGTTATTTCAAACTGAACTTCTCCTTTTACAATTAAATCACCTATATCTAAAGTAAAATAATTTTCTCTTTCTTCAGGTCCTAATCTTCTAAAAGCTTTAGGAGAAATATAATTATCAAGTTTATCTATAAAAATTTTAATGCTAGAATCAACAACCAATCCTTTATCTTGTATAGAACCTTCTTGTTTTTCTTGCCAATCTACATTCTCTATAACAGTTCTTTTATAACAATCTCTTTCTAAAGTATTGTCATAAAATTTGTTATAAATAGTTATAGTTGCATTAGGGAATAAAATCATCCCATTAACCTCACATAAGGAGTTGGTAGCATGGCTTTAACTTCATCTGTAAAAATAACTCTTCCTGTAGAAGAAGTACTTTTATATTCAATACTTCTTTCACCTTCTGTTAATCTTACAACTCCATCTTTATATTGTTTAGATTGTTGATACAAATAAGTATCTAGTACTATTTGTTCTATAGCATATTTAAAATTTTTAATAGAATCACTTTCACTAAAGTTTTTATTTAGATAATTATTAATTTGATTTATAGCTCTTTTAATTAAAAGTTCTAACTTACTAATTGGAGCCTTTGGGAGATCTATTAATAAATCCTGGATAATTTCATTCATATAATCACCTCAGTTTAATAAAAAAGAGTGCTTTAAGCACTCATTCCCATTAAGATATAGTACCTATACCTAACTCAAGTCCATTCTCTAAAGTAGGTAATGCAGTAGCAACCGCTTTAGTATATCTTCTTACTGGATCTCCTTCTTTTTCAACTCCTACAAAGATATTTCCAACCATCTTAGCTTCTTCCATCTTATTAGAACCTAATAATTCTATTTCTTCAGCAGTTAATCCATAGATAGTTTCACCTAGTACATTTTCTGCAAACATAGATAAGATGTTTTCTGGGAAGTATCTCTTAGTTCTATATTTACCATTAGAACCTTGAACTTTATATTTGGCATTATAAACTGCTACTTGTGGAAGCTCCATTGATTCTAAAAGAGAATTTAAATCTTTTCTAGTAGCAATTTTATCAAAGTTAACTCCAAAAATTGCTTTTTTAACAGATTCACAAGCTAAAATTTTATTTAATACTTTAGAAGAAGTAAGTATTCTAGTTGGTTTAGTACCACTAGCATCTTCAACTGCATCAGCTAAAGTTTTTATATCTTCAAGTGGTTTTGCAGTTGAAGCATCGCTCCAATTAAAAGATTTTTTATTACCAGCAGGAACTTTATAATCTAAAGTTATTGCTACTTTATTTTCATTTATAGCAATCTTACCTGAAGATAATAATTCCATTCTCATAGCTTCAATTCTTGTTTGAACTGATTCAACCATTTTATCTCCATCTTTAAATAATCCCATTACAAGAGCTTTTTGTTCTGAATCCATACGTGGATTATTTATAGCTATAATTTCTCTTTCTCCTATAGCTATTTTTCTCTTAATTAATGCTAATTCAGCAGCACCTTTTTGTAGAACTTCTCTACTAGCTAATTCAGTTTCAGTATCGAAAGCATGAATTGAAGCTGAAACTGGAAGTCCATTTGCTCCCGTAATCATATCGAATTTTATATCCTGAATTTTTCTAGCTGGGAATAATGTATCTCCTAGCATAGCTGGTTGTTTCTTTACTCTATAATAATTTAAAAGTTCTTTAGTATTGAATAGTTCATCTATTCTTGCCATTTATATCCCTTCTTTCTTATCTAAATGTTATTTTTGTTAATGCTTTTTCAGCTAAAGTTTCTGGAGCTACTGGTAATCTATCTTTTAATACATAACCTTCAACTATTAATGATCCTGGTTGTGGTCCATTAGTAACATCAACTTCTTCAGCTAATATCCCAACTACAGTAGCATCATTTTTTACAACGCCTGATGCATCTAAAAGTGATCCTTTAGGAACTATTTTTTTACCATTTGTTTCTGAAACTCCTGAATCAGAAACAGTACATGAAAATGTTACTCTGTTTCTATATGTAGCCATTATTTCTACACCATTATCAAATTCTTGTGTCTTTGAATTAAAATACATATATAAATTCCTCCTTATAAAAAATTAAGCCCAAGGATTTGGACCTTCGGCTTTACCTGAATTATTTAGTTCTTCTGCAAGTTGTGCTCCTAAACTTTTAGCTGCTCCTGAATTACCATTACCGCCAGGAACCCATGAACTTGCTCCTAGTCTTTCATCGACTTGTTCTTGTACCCATGGATTAATAGATTCTACAAAAGAATCTAAGTTAACCTTAGTCTTTTCTAAATCTTCACCTAAGAAATTTTCAACTAAAGAAGTTGGAATTTTCTTTTCAGTCGCATATTTTATAGCTTCTGTAATTAAATCTTTTCTCGCATTAGCTTTTCTTTCTTTTTCTAACTCTTTTTCTAACTCTAATAATTTTTTTTGAGTTGGATCTGTAACTAAATCAGGATATTTCTCCTGGATAAATGGTTCTAATTCTTTTTCAAGATTATTCTTTTTCCATTCTTTTAATCTTTTCTCAAAGTCTTTCCCTCCTTCCCCATTAATGAAGTCTTTAAATTCTTTTTCTTTCAGCTTTCCTTTAAAAGCTTCTAAAGTTAAGCTATTTTTAATAAATTCTTTGACTAAATCTGTACCTTGTAAGATTTCATCAATAGAATCTTCATCAGTAACGTTGTTTAATAACGCCATTAACTCTGATTTTTTCATCTTTTTCCCTCCTTATTATAATTACTTCTTATTTGTTCCTAATACATTTCTTTCAATTCTATCTTCAACTCTTCTATTCATATACATTAAAGCTAATTCTATATGCTCTAAAGCTTTCTCGTTATATTCAGAACTAAAAGGTCCTTCTTGAAAACATTGAAGTCTATGTCTTACTATTTCTAGTAAATCACTATCAATTACACCATGCTGAGATTCTTCTTCTTTTCTAGCTCCTTTTTGAAATTGAATAGTGCACATATTAACTATACCTTTACTGTTAGGTTGTAATGCAACAATTTCATATCTATGATTTGCACCACCTGGACCTTTTTCGTCAAGTATGACAACTTCGTTTAATTTTTCTCTTTTTTGAATAGTATTTAAATTTTCCATAATTATTTAACCCCCTCAAAAGCTGTTTGTAATAAGAAACCTAATAGATACCATATTTTATCCTTAATTTTATTTAAACAAATCTCTGCTCCTATATCTTCACTGTAATTAGCTTTATCTACACAACCAGTAGATTCAACTATCTCAAACCCATTAACTAAGATAGCTCTTACTAAAGTTGTTTTATCTCCAAGAGTAGATACATGAACTTCTTTTATAAAGTCATCTACCATTTTAGAACCTATTGAAACTCCACTAGCTAGATTCTTATTATCATCAACTTTTAAATTAGATTCCTCAAATTGTTTCTTAGGACACCATGAAATATATTCATCTGGATATTGAATTAAATAACCTTCATCATTGGGATTTTCATTTTTAGGTATATCCCATCCTCTAAACTTATTATATTCTCCCCTAGTCATTGGCTTTGCTTTAACTAATTTTGTACTAATATAACTTTTCATTATTCAACTACCTCCTATTTTAACTATTTATAGTTATTACCTAATCTTCAATATCTGTTGTAACTTCTTTAATTAAAGAAATTTTACTTGGATCAACATAAAAACCTTCATCAATCTCTATAAATGAATCACTTCTTAATATTCTCTTTGCTGTTACCAACTCTAATATTGCTTCTACACTATATTTAGGTGTAATATATATTCCTACTCCATCACATACAATGTATATTTGTTTAGTTTCATTTTTCTTTTGCATAATTTACCCCTTCTTTAAAATCTCTAATTAATCTAATAAATTTCCCTATAATAATTCCTATTCTATATCCAACTTTATATGAAAATTTCATCTTACTCCTCCTAATTTAATTTCAGATTGTTTTTTACAATCAAAAGGAGCTCCTAATACATCTTCAGTAATTCTGAAACTTACAGGAGAAATTATTAGTTGTGTATGTGGATTATATTCTCTTCTTAAAATTCCACTTAAAATCTCTGCTAACTCGAGAATATCTTTTTTTGAAAGTTCATTTATATTTTTACCTTTAAATAATTCAATAGTATCTTCAATCTGTTTTTCTGAAATTTTAGCAGTTTTATTAAAATTTAAATCTATTCTTTTAGGTTTTTGACCTATTATAAACTTTTCGCAAAAAACACCATCTATACTCATTCCAGTTATTCCGATATTCTTCGTAAACATCTCTGGATTATCTCTAATCACTTGATATAGTATAGTTGATAAATCTTCAGCTAATATTTCCTCAGTAGTAGATTTAAAATCTAAGTTTCTTTCTGCAATCATTGCATGTATTAGCTCATGTAAAAATGTTTTTTCTTGCCCTTGTTCATTTTGTAAATTTGTTGAAATTTTAATCTCATGTAAATTATGATCTGTAAGTCCAAGACATTCTTCTCCATCTTGGTTAATAATTTTTTCATCAGTTAATATAACATCATAGTCCATAGATCCTACTCTTACTTTACCTTGCATATTCATTAAAACCATCCACCTTTCTTTTTCATTTTAATTTCTCTATTTACGAGTATATTATTTACGTATATATATTCTTTATTGAGAAATAGCACTTGCAATTTGGATGCCGAGGCAAATGTGGTGCTTCATCAATTTTAAACACCTTATTATGATCTTTTCTGCAATCTTTACAAGTATTGCAAAATGTTGCTTTATAAATTAATTCTTCTATTCCATTATCTTTACAATATTTCTTGAAAACTTCATCATGAACTCTTGCTACCTCAGTATCTACTAACCTTTTAGCATTATATTTACTTGTTTCAAATCTATCTTCAATATTTTTCTTAATTTCATTTACTGAAGTTTCTCCCTCTAGTAACTTTTCAATTTCATTCTGAAGTTCTTTAGAAATTTTATTGTTATTTTCCCAAATTCTTTTACTGAAAGTAGAACCTTTATACTTCTTTTTAATGAATTTTTGTGCATCCTTATTAATTAACTCTCCAGTTACTTTAGCATTCTTATTTAATTCAACCTTAAATTCTAAATCATAAAAAATAGAGCTTTCATGTAACGTATTTTCTAATATTTCCGTTACTGTAGCTCTTTCCTGCTCTGTTTCATTTGAAAACATATCTAATATTTTTTTAGAAAATCTATTATAAAGTGTTTTTTGAGTTGATTTTGGAATTTTCAAAAATCCATCTTCAATGAAATATACTAATAGCAGCCATCCAATTTCATTTAAAAGCTCTTTTTTATCTTCTTCTTTTTTCTTATTTACTTCTTCAAGGTTAAAATAAGAATTTTCAAATAAGCTTTTAACAAAATCCTCAAAGTTATTCATCTTCTCCACCACCTGGTAAATCAGGATGTTTATCTATTTCTTCTTTCTGTTCTTTAGCTACTCTTTCTGCTTCAACAAGTGAATTTGCTATAAAACTAAATTGACTTCTTGCTGTTTCCTTACTTATAGTGCCTTCTGGAACTTGAGCAAGAATTTGAGCTATCATTAAATCATCTTGTGGAATATTTGCTGTATATTTAATGCTTATATCTTTTGGATCATAATCTTTTCCTTTAGTTTTTAAGAATTTACATATAAATCTAATTCTATTTTTGATTATATCTTTATGAGCATTTTGATTTAAGCTACATTTATTTTCCATTGCATTTAATCTAGCTCTTAAAGCAAGAGAAGAAGTATTGCTTTGCATCTTTTCATTAGCATTAATATGACAAGCAATTTGATAAATCTTATCTTCATAAGTATTAATTGTATTCTGTATAAACGAATCATTTATATTTTTAATTAACCACTCAGCTTTTGATTTATCACCAGGAAGTATAATAATTCCTTTTTCCTTCATTTGTTTAGTATCATCTTCCTCTAATGTAGCATTACAAAATACTAAGAAAGCATTCCTGAAATCACTTATTTCATTAGCTATATCACTTAAATTAGTTTCAAAAGCATCTTGAAGGCCTTTTATGTCATTATAAATAGTATCAAACTCTTTTTCATAAGAAAGTTGACCACAACTGACTGGAACTTCACCAAAAATATTTTCAATAGGATCTTTTACTGAAACAAAATTTTCATTAAACCTATAAATTTTATTTTTTGTATAAACATCAATAAATTTTTTATTGGTTATTTTAGTTTGGAAACAATGAATAAATAATATTACATTCCCAAACTCATCTTTTAATGCAAATCCTTGAGTTGGTTTTATTATTTTAGAACAAAAATCTGCTTTAGAATCTAAATAATACAATTCATACACTTCACTAAACATTAGAAGATACTTCATTAAATCACTATTATGGTTAGATTCCCAATGTGATAAAGTGTAATTAATGTCTTTTATAAAATTCGTATTTCCTTCAGTAGATTCATAAGCTAACTCTTTTCCTACACTATAAGAAACTTCTTCTTTTATAAACTTCTTAATATAATTAAGATTAATTTTTAAGTTTGATCTATCAGTTACAAATTTATAAGTTTGTATTGCATCAGTTTTCCCTTTATAATAATCATAAATTTTATTATAAACTTTAACTGCCGAATTATATAAACTATAAACTTCTTTTAAAAACTCTATATGGTCCTGTCTAGAAAAATCTAAATCAATTTCTCCAAGTAGAATTTTTTCTTTTAATTGAGTATCCAAAGTAATCACCCCCTTATATACCAAGTAATCTTCTATCTAAAAATTCAACTCTACGTAGAACTTTTATTAAATCAATTCTATTTGCAAATTCTGAAACTATATCTGGAGCATCATCATGTGCAGTATAATCTTGGCCCATGAACTCAAGTATTTGTTCTACAAACTCTTCATCTTCCTCAGCAAAGATAATACGACCACCATTCACATCTGAAACTATAGTAGCAATCTTATCATCTTTATTTTTCTTTTGATGTTCATTGATGATAGTTATATTTCTATACTTAAGTTCTGGATCTTCATTAATTCTTTTTTCTAATTGGTTAGCATCTGCACCGTTAAAGGTATTCTTTTCTATATAAATATGAGTTATATCTATATATTCTTTTAATAAATCTATTGCCTTATCAATATACTTATCAAAATTTTTCCTAGCATTTATTTTAGCTAATTCTCCATACCTACTATATTTAAAGCCATTATCAGCTAAACTACCAACTAAAAAAGCAGTATAGTCATTCTTTTTCCCTCCCCCTGAAGCTGGGTCCATGCATAGCATAGTTTTAAGGAAATTATGAGTTTCAATATCTTCTCTTTTTTCAGTTCTAGCTGATTTAAACCATTTTTCTCCTATATTCTTAGCATCATTTTGTAACTCTTGTTTAAATGCTATTGGATTTTCAAAATAATCTATTGCAGTAGTTAAACAATCAAACTTATCAGGCCATATTGTTTCATATTGCATTTCTTTTTCATGCTGATAATAAAATTCTGTAGCATCTGATACTGGATCACTTGCCTTTCTGTTAAAATATAAATTTTTAAATTCTAACCAAAGGCCACTATTAAAGAAATCATCAACGTTGAAATCACAAACTCTATGAGAAATGTGGTGATATTCATTTTTCTTAAGAAGTCTACTCATAAAACAATCTGAATGAAGAATAGTTCCAAGGACAATAAACTTAGTAGCCATTTTTATTTTTTTGCCTTTTCTAAAAACAGCCTTATCTCCTGCGAACTTTGAATCTTCTTCCCAAGTTTTATATTTTTTATCTCTAGCTTCTTGAGTTATTATATCTGCTTTACCTTGATAGTCCAATTGTTATTATCCATAGGTTTTTTATCCTATGCTCTGGAAGTTACCTTCATTTTCATCAGTTGGTCAATTCCAACTCAGTTTAGCGTACATTATCACCTTCAACTTAATGGTCAGGTGTCGAGCACTCTTGGAGAGATTATATTTATTCACCCTCTACGCGTTACGGTGTCAACTAGCCTATTCGTAATCTAGTTAATTACCTCGGTATTTTCTCCATAAAAAAAGAGACTATTAAATAGCCTCTCGTATTATTTTAAACATTTCACTTTCTTTATAATATGGTATTCTTATTAATTTAATATTATTGTCTTTACAAAAACTATTCTTTAATTTATCGTGATATTGAGTATATTCAAAATTAGAAGACGACCTAAGTTCATTTTTGTTTTTCCAAACACCCATTGGTCTGAAATGATGCTCTCCATCAATTTCAATCAATATATTATTACTCGGTATATAAAAATCAAAAGGTAATTCCCTTTTATCTTTACACCCTTCGAATTTTTTCTCTTTTTCATAATATATATTATTATCAGCAAACCACTGTTCAAGTTTTCTAACCATTTTAGAATCTCCTCTAAATGATTTCTGACAATATGGACAAGACTTTCTTTTAACTAAATTAGTCCAATATGCTTCTTGAATACCATGTTTTTTACATTCAAATTTAATTATAGTTGAACGTGTTCCAGGTTTAATATATCTATCAATATACTTACATTTCATCTTGCCTTCTACTACCTTCAAAACTTCTTCTATTGGTTTCATTCTTGCTTTTGAAGTTTTAATCTTAGATTCTTTAGACATAATCTTACCCTTATGAGAACATGAAGCACATTTTGCTTTTTTTGATCTTTTTATTGATTCATAGGTTCTTTTGAATAGTTTCCCACATTCACATCTAAACTCTAATTTAGTTTTTGCATTTACATATTCATTTGATAACAACTCTGATTTACAATTAATATCATTTAAATATATTTTTATTTGATTAATATTTAATTTTTTCATAAAAACACCTCCGATAGCATTTTCATATCCGAGAATAATTAAAAGGGAAGAAAGCTCGGATACTTTCTTTTTAATTAGGCTCGCGACTTCCTAATCTATCCCTCGTATATATAATACCATTTATAAATAGAGACTTCTACCGATTTTGCTCAATTTTCATCACATCATTTCTGATGTGCGGGACAACAATTTATCCGCTATAATACAAGTAGGTCTAACCCCATTATATTTTTTACCTCTCATTGAGGTTGTAGATGAAATAGCTTGAACTTTAGTTTTATTACTTAACTCAAGTTCTAATTTATTTACCGTAAAATTTTTAGAATCTACTAATTTTCCAAAAGAAGCAATGATATATTTATTTTCTTCAAAGTTCTGTTTAACTTGTGCCAGGAACTCTTCAGCATCTCCTTCTGTTCTACCACAAACTAAAGTAAATATAGATTTTCTATAACAATGTAGCCACATAGATAATGCGAAATCAAGAACTGTAGTCTTAGCCCAGCCACGTGGTGCTATAAGTTCCAGTTTATCGAATGCATCATCTATAAACATATCTTCTACTGTTTCCCATAATTCAAAGTGAGATTCAGAAAGTGTTCTAGCTGCATTATTTTCCTTTGGAACAAAAGTATCTTGCAAATAATATAAACAGAAGAATTCAAAATATTTTTCCCCTAATGCCCATGCAAGCCCTTTTTCTCCCCAAAGGTTATTTTTATATTTTTTAATAAGAGCTATCGCTTTCCTTTCAGATTTGGTTAACCTGATAAGATGCTTTTTTAAAATATATAAATTATATTGAGTTTCAGATTTAAATTCAAAACCATCAAACTCTATGAAAAAATTATCCTGCAAATTAACCACCTCCTTTCTTACCTCGAGTTGAAAATTATTTTAAAAAATTGTAGGGGGAGATGCACAGCCCCTCGACATCTTCCAAAATAGAAGCTACCCCCCTAATTTTATCTATGGTTTAAATATTATTTCTAGCTTACATTTAATCTTTACACCATACTTATTATTAACAATGCTTTTTATAACTTCGACAAATAATAATTTGGCGAAATAATTTAAGCCATATAACTTCGCTAAATCAAAATTTAGCGAAATCACAAAAGATAATGCTAATTACCGTTAAAGCTAGTGATACCAACACTTTAATCATAATCAACCTTATTTCTCTTTTACAACTTCGCTAAATATTTTTACATTATACATAACATTATGAATAATAATACAATAATTAAGCTTTTATACATAGTTTATACAACTTTTATACACCATTAGAATGACATTAGATTTATTCAATTTCAGGTATAGATTCCAGTTCTTTATCTAAATCAATATCATTTTCTTTCTTTTGATCCGTTACATCAGCTATTTTAGTTGTAGGTTTACCAAGCAAGTGATCTAATAAGTAAATACAAGCGTTTAAAGAAGCCTTTTCCGACTTACTTGTTAGTGCGATTTTAATAATTTGGTCAATAACTGAGTTAGATTTACCAACTATGTTGTTCTTAACGGCAGTTTTAATTTCTTGTAATTGCGTGTCTAACTCAGCCTTAAATTCCTCATTCTTTAACCAGTTATAAATTGCCTGTCTACTTACACCTTCAATCTTTGCAATATTGGTTATTTGCTCGCCTTGAATGATTCTCCCAATAACATTAATTTGCTTATCCGTTAAAGCCATTTAAAACACCTCCTTCCCTTTACAAATTTACACGCTTACCTTTCTATATTGAACTATTAAAAAGCCATTACAAACCGTTATAGAAGCTTTCTCGCTTATACTATTAATTATCCTACATTGGTCTTTAATATTTTTAAAAGGAATAGTTTCACAAACTGTTTTAATCATTTTAATAGCTCCTTTCCGTACAAAATAAAAAAGCACCAGGAACTTTAATTAATTCCTAAGTGCTTTTCTTGATACTACTATAATAACATTTTGCTTTAAAACTCAGTTAAATAATTTTAAAATATTTTAAGAAGTTTTTAAAACGTTTTGAAAGAATATAAGGTTACTTATTTTAATGAGAAGCTTTCTTTTCCAATTACATATTGTTTGCTCTGTCACATTATATTTAGTTGCAACATCAACATTGGTAGTTATTCCTATCAATATATTTAATAATGAACGTTCTTTTTCATCTAAACAGCATTTAACATTGTCCATTTTCTTATTCATAAATCTTAAATGATTTAATTCTTTAATTAGCTTTTCTTTTCTAACTGTACTATCTTCTACAGTAGAACTTATCTTATATGTTTTACTTATAGCTTCTCTGCTAGTATCTACTCCAGTTATTAAAGTGCTTTCAAACTCTTCAATCTCTAGTTCTAAATTTCTTATTTTACAATCAATGCAGCTATAATCTTTTAAGAATTTTTCTAAACTTTCTATATTACTCATAAATCTAATTCCCCCTTAGTATTTCTTTAATTTTTATTTTTTCTTCTTTTAGTTTTTCATAGCCTGTCCAATTATTTAATTTTCTCATTTTTCTAATTTGGTTTTCTATTTCAATTAATCTATCTATATAAACTTGTCTAAAATCTATTTTCATATTTCAAATTCCTTTTCTACATCAAAATCTATATTTAATTTTTTAAGTTTTACTATAACTTCATCTATTTTATTTATTAGATTCATAGCTTTTGGATAATACTTTTTATAATTTTCTTTACTACAATTTCTAAGATAACTATTAGCTTTTTTAATTTTTTTTAGATAATAATTATATTTGAGTTTTAGATATTCTTCATCTTCCATAATTCCTCCAATTTTAAATAGTGTATATATACACTTTCAAATATACACGGTCTTAAACCTTGATTTTAAGCCATTTAAGAGTGTTTTTTTGCTAGTGTATATTTCAAAAATCTAAAAGTCCTATATATTAATTTTTACGTGTATTTTTACTATATTTATTTAATTTATATTTTAAATATACATAATATACATAAATAAATAATATATATATAATAAATATAGTAATAATGCCATTTTGAGAGATGTGTACCTTTTTGCTTAAATAATACACAAAATGTACACCTCAATATACACTAATAGCTTTTAAAAGATTCTATTCCTATTCCTAGCCAACATTTACCTGTATTTTTCCTCTTATTAACAAATCCCTTCTCTTTTAAATCTTGAGCTAATTTATGATTAGTCATTTTATAATTTTCTCCTTCATTTATGCACCAATTAAGATATTCATCATACATAGCTGAACCAGTACATTCCGCATCATCCCTAATAAAACAACAATCTTCTATAAATCTTGCTACCTGGTCCATATCCATTTTATAATCTTCAACTGCTTCCATTACCTCCTTAGGTGCTTCAAATCCTTGCTCTTTCCACATTTGATAACCTGTAATGGCCCATAATAATATTCCTTCTAATTCAGGTTTTAATTTTTCCTCATAGAAATTAGGATCTTTCTCTTTCTCAGTAAATTTATATTTAAAAGGAATCATTCTCCATCTACGCCAAATTCCATGGTCGTTACCTTTGACTTTAGGCTTTTTATTAGTCATAATCCAAAGTTTAAATTTAGGCTTTAACATGAATTCTTCTTGATACATAAATCTTACTGGTAGAGTTTCACCTGCAGATAATACCTTCAGTAACGGCTCATTAAATACTTGTCCTTCTTGAAGTTCTGAAGCTATAACAACTCTTTTATTAGTTAGTCTTGCTAAATCTCCCCTAGCTCCATCTTGGCCATTTTTCTCCATTAAAGTTTCACCTTTTATTGTTGCTGCATAACTTCCCATAATGTCTTCTAATGCTTTAACAAATGTAGATTTACCATTTGCTCCTCCACCCCAAAGCATAAATAAACACTGCTCTGACATATCTCCAGTTAGGGAATATCCAACTGCTTTTTGAACATAATTTATTAACTCTTGATCTCCACAAAAAATTCTATTTAAAAAAGCTATCCAATTTGGACACTTATCATTTTCTCTATTAAAACTATAATTGCTGCATTGAGTAATTAAATCTCTTCTATCATGCTTCTTTTGATTTAAATTTCTTAAATTAATTGTTGCTTCTGGTGTATTAAATAAATAATCATCTCTATCACTCTCTATGAAATTTACTCCTTGGAATGTTTTAGCTTGATTTAAAACACCTTTTATTTTCCCATCTGTTTCATTTCTTAAGACGAATGCTTTTGCCTTTTCCTTTTGTTTACTAGTAGCTTGTTCATCACCTTGAATATTTATATTAACTATATCTTTTTGGAATTTTCTTAAAACTCTTCTATATAAATTTTCTACTTTAAAAGAATTATCTAATTCCCAATTAACTCCGTTCCAAACATACCATTTCCCTTGATTAACATTAAATTTAATATCTTTTCCATATATACTTATTAATCTTTCGGCATTTCCAACATCTGACCAGTTAAAATCATAGATTATGTTTCCTTTATATTGAACAAATTCATCAGTTCTCTTTGTTAGATCTAGTAAATCATAAATATCATTACCATCTTCAAACCAATCTGAAACATCTCCCTTTTCATCTAAGTTAGGAAGTTCTACTATTTTTACACTATTAGCTAAATCCTTTATTTGTTCTGCTATATGCTCCATAAATGCTCTTCCTGGTGCATCATTATCAGGTAAAAGCACTACATTAGCACCTTTGAAATATTTATTGAATCTACTTGGCCACTTCTTGCCTAAGTCTCCTTTGGTAGCCCCTATGCTTGTTGTTGTAGCTACTAATCCCCTTAAAATTAAGTTATCTGCATCTTTTTCGCCTTCAACTATATAAACTATCTCTTTATCCTTAACGGCTTTCATAAGATTGGGAAGGTTATATAATAGTTGTTCCTGTTCTGGCCAAAAAGCAGTTTTTGCTCCTGGTCTCTTTTTCATGCTCCATGAATTACTTCCTGGGAATGTTTCTGTGTGAATTCCTTCTTCCATCCCCCAAATTTCTGCACCATCTATATATCTTCTATGTAAAAACTTCTTACCTTTTTTTCTTATTTTTTCATAAGCTAAATCACCATTTTCATCATAGAATTTATAAATAGCTTCTATATCTTTTTCAAAAGCACTTTTTTTCTCTTCATTAATTTCTAATGGCTTATCAAATAGATCACTCATTTTTAAGCCAACACTTTCTACTATATCTTTAGTATTACAACCTGCGTGGCAATATAGCATTGTCTTTTCTTCTTTAGAGTTATAGCTTATAGTTAAGCTTGCATTCTTATCATTGTGGCAAGGGCACTTTGCTTGTACCCTATCCACTCTTTTACTTTTTTTATCTATTTCAAATTTATCTGTTATTTCTTCAAATTTCATTTGTTCACCTACTCCCTAATCAGTAATTAAGTAGCTGCAACAATGCAACTACTTCTCCCATAATCTATCTAAGTAATCTATATAATTATTTAAATCTTCCTCGCTCATAGAATCTAAGTCTACTGGTTCTAATTCAAATTTTTCTGAAGGCTCTAATCCAAATTCTTTTTCAGAACGCTTAATAAATTCTCTTAAAGTTTCTGTATTAGTAGCTCCTTTTTCAAGATCACAAATCCTTTTATCTAAATCACTATGCTTGTACATTTTATTCCTCCTTAAATATTTAATAATTGTTTAAATATACTTTCAAAAATTGTAACTGGAATACTATTGCCTGCTTGTTTATATAAAATTCCATTTAATTTACCTTTTCTTCCTGGATGAGCATTTAATGCAGCTTCAAAATCTTCATCTGAATACCCTTGTAATCTCCAGCATTCTTTTTCCGTTAAATATCTGTATAACCCATTTCCTAAATCAACTATTCCCGAATTAGGACAACGCATCTGTTTACAAGTTATTGTTTTACAATGGTCTTCTATTATTTCTAATCTACCTTTAAAGCTTCCACTTACACCTATTCTTCTAAGCATACTCGGTTGTTTAACTATATACTTTTCTTCTACATTTTCTTCTAAAAATTCTTTTATATGTGGTGTCTCCTTTTTTTCTAGCTTCTCAAAATCAAATGAATTCTCGCCTAAAATAGATATTGTAAATACTCTGTTTCTATCTTGTGGTAATCCAAAATCCATAGCGTTTAAAATATCAAACTTATTTTTATATCCTAGGGCCTCCATTTCTGTTAAATATCTATTAAAGTTATGGATCATATGCTTTGAAAGAACATTTTTAACATTTTCCCAAATAACCACTCTCGGCTTCCAAACTCCCATTTGTTTAATAATATTAAGAGTTTCCCACATAAGGCTACTTTCTGTTCCTGAGCCTTCATCGGCTCCTTGTTGTTTGCCAGCTATGCTGAAACTCTGGCAAGGGCTTCCGTGTATAAGAATGTCAGGCTTAAGATTATACCCAACTACTGATTGAGTTTTATATTCTAAATCCTTCTTAAACATTTCATTGTAACTTCTTACTGCTTTTTCATCTATTTCTACATAATCTATTGCTTTTACTGGCACTCCTAAGTTAACTAAAGCTTTTCTAGGAGAACCAATTCCACCAAATAACTCTAGTATTTTTATCATTTAGTTCACTTCCTTAATTCCATTACTAAAGCTCTTACTATATCTTTTCTAAAGTTCTCAAAAATTCCTAAGCCTTGTTTTTGATATTCTAAGGCTTGTCTATTTAATTCATTTATGAAAAAATTTTCTGCTTTATCTAAATACTCTTTTCTTTTTTCGACTTTTAAATCTAATTTATGTGGTTCAAACTCAAATTCTCCCCCACCAATCATGGATTGTTTCCTCATGAATTATTAACTCCTTTTATTCATACTCCCATTCATATTCTTTATATGTTGTACTAACTTTAAATTTAGCCCCACATTCACATTCACATTTTTCATTTTTATAAATAGCATCAAAGTTTTCTATCAATTCACTATCATTAACCCAAAAACTATCATGTTTCCCACAACTTGGGCATACAACCTTTTTCATTATTACCCCTCCTTATAAGAATTTCTTAATATATTCAAAGTTCTTAGTTACTCTGCATTTGTCTCTATCTTTCTTATCAAAAAAATGTATTCTATACACTTGGTCATACTTTACAATCTCATATTCGGTAGTCTTTTTAAGAACTTCATCTTTCATAGTTATTTCTCCATTAAATCACTTCTAGTTTATTAAAGTATTTTTCATATTCCTCAATAGCATTTAGGGTTCTTAAAATTCTTCCTGCTTCTTCTTTTTCTAAAAAATTTACTTCTTTTTTAGACTTTATTTCTACCCATTCTCCATTATCAGTTAGATATAATTCATAATTAGAATGAAATCTAACATATCCAATTATAAATTTTGCTTTTGAACTATCAAAATATTGGCTTTTATTGATAATAATTATGAATCTATTCCTTTGCCTTTTTATTTTTTCAATAATGTCTATTAACTTTTTCATAGTTATCCTCCTAAATTTCTTTAAAAGAGTATCATTTCCTTTGCAGCTTAAATCTACTATAAAGATTAATTGCTATTAAATCTCTTTTTAGAACATTCACGTCGTTATTGTTTAAATAGTCATGGTCTTTAATAATCAAAGCGCCTTCATTGTTAACTTTAATTGTTGTATATTTACTCTCCCATACTTCTCCTTTTTTAATATTTGCTATTACTTCTCTAAACGTTAATTCTTCCATATTTATTTCTCCATAAATCCTTTGTTTTTAAGGATATCTCTTACACAATATCTAAGAGTGTTATATATCTCACTTCCCATTAAAGACTTATCTACTGGGCGAATAACTGTGTTAAATTCACTCTCTAAAGCTTTTAATCTAGCATAAAGACTAGCTGGCTTATATTGATTTCTATAGTTTCCTTCTCTTATGTTCTTATCAAAATCTTTATCTTCTAAGAATATAAAGAACTTTATTCCGTAACGGTTTAATCCTTGGAGTTCTGACTTTAATCTGTTGTAATCAGTTTTTAAGACTTTCTTTAAATATTTTTCTCCAAGAAGTTCAATGATCTCTTTATTAACCTCATTAATATTTGTCTTGTTATCTTTAAGATTCATTGCCAATTCATCAATACAAAACTTTCTTTCTATTGCAATTTCATCTGAAAAATAAATATCTCTTTTTTGGCCTTCAAAAGTACCAGCTGGTAACATACAAGAATAATCTCCATATTTTAAGGTTTCTTCTCTATAAGGTATCTTTTTCTTATCTAGCCAATCTGTAATATGTAAATTAGCCTGTTCTCTATTATCAATTACGACTGTTAAGTTACTTAAAATATCTTTTATTTCTTTATCCGTAAAGTTATATCTCATTAGTTCCTCCTAAAACACTCCTAAACAATTACTTTTTCACTTGCTACATTAACCATGCATCCAGTAGCCTTTTGAATTTCTTCTCTAAAATATTGACTATCTCCATTATCAGAACTTAAATGTATTAAAGTTATGCGTTCTGTATTTTTTAAATCCCAAGTCTTTAAGGTTTCTTTTAAAGTTTCTAAACTCATATGGCTCTTTAGAACCCTGGCACGATACTCTAGAATTTCATCTAAATATTTTTCTGTATAATTACATTCAATTAAAATATGTTTTATATCTTTAAAAGTATATTTAAGGTAATAAGTATCTGTAGCAAATAATATTTTCCCTAGCTTCTTATGCTCTATTAAAAATCCAAGATTAGGACATTCAGAACCATCATTATTGGTATGCTGACAATCAAAAGGAAGTATTGTGAATCCACCTAAAGTAAATTTCTTTAATGGCTCTATAACTTTTATTCTTCTTTTTTCTCCATTAAATCTATCAGAAACATCTTGATTACAATAAACATTTAAACCATGCTTTACGGCTTGTCCTATGCCTTGTGAGTGGTCTTTGTGAACATGACTTACTAAACAACCAACTACATTTTCAAGGTTAAAATGAAGGTCTTTAAGAATATCTACAAATGGTACTCCAAGCTCTAGGAGAAGAACTTCTTCTCCTGCTTGAATTACATAAGAGTTTCCTTTGGAACCAGTAGAAATAACTCTAATCATTTGATTTTTCCTCAATATAATCACACAGACTTTGAATCATTCTTATAGGAATATATCCAGCTACCATTCCGTCATATTCTTCTAAAAACTCTGTTCTATCTTTCCATTCATTAAAGAAAGAATCTTGTTCTACATTTACCCACTCTTTATTTTTAAATATTGCAACTTCCATAGCTTCATAATCAAATAAATTTACTAAAGTTTCTCTTGGAACACAATAATGATATTCTGAAGCTTGAATTGATAATTCATAAGCTCCTAAAGGTATTCTTTTTAACATTCTTATAAAAGGTGAACTATTCTCATTACTTGCTAATAATTTTCTAAAATCCTTCACTTAAATCACTCCTTTATCTTTGGAATATTACCACTCCACCATTGTTCTATTGGATTTTTTCTAGCTTTAAATCTACTTTCTAAAGATTCTGTTTCTAATTTTGAAATTATTAAATTAGGATTCTTTTTTATAAATCTTTTTACAGCTTGATCACTAAAAAACAACATATCTGAAGCCATTAATAAAGCTAACCTAAGTTCCTCATAGTCAACTTTTTTACCATCTTTAACATCAATAATAATATCTAAGTAACTTCTCATTACTTCACCACCTTGCACCATTCAGGAGCTACACTACATACTCCAACCATTCCATGTGACGGATTGATAACATTTACCTCTATACCATTACATAGTTTGTACCAATTTAACTGTCTATAAGGAAGTCCGATTTTTTTACAATCCTTTTTAAAGTTCTTAGTAGTAAAAACATACTTTAATCCTGGTCTAAACTTTCTCATTTTTATGTTAATCCTCCAATTCTATCAATATTCTTGAATTATTACTTTTCTTTCTTTTAGCTAATCTTCTCTTATAAGTATTAGTGCCATAGTATCTAATAGTATTGATATTTGTATTTAATTCTTGTGCTATTTGAAATATAGTTCCCATACTTAGCAACTTTTCTCCTTTGTACAAAGCATATACTTTCAATTTAGCTCCCTCCCATTCCTAAGTAATAAATTAAATACATTAAAATAAGTCCTGTTATTGTTAAGGCCCAAGCTACTATCAAATAGTAAAAAGGGCCTTTATTATTTTTAGAATGGTGGATTTTCATCTTCATTCTCTACAACTTCTGCTTCAACAAACTCTGCATCTTGTATCTCATCTTCTTTAACTTGAGTAGCTGTAGTATCTTCATCAAGATCTAAAGGAATTGAATTGGCATTTTCTTTTATTTCTTCCTTAACTTCTGTTTCTATATTTATAATTTTGCTATTTGCATCTACACCTAATTCTTCTCCTGAATATAATGCTCCTAGATCTCCTGGGAAAGCTTCTCTTAAAGCTTGGGATAAAGCTACCTTTCTAATCATTGTGCAAGGTATTGCTTTCCAAGTAGATTGATTCTTGTTATATTCTTGAAAACTTACTTTAGCAACTATAGGATAATTTTTTCCCTCAACAGCTACTTCTGCCCAACCCCCAACTAATTGGTCAGTTGGTAGTTTAAATGAACCTTCTAGTTCTAATACTTCCTTATCCCTAACAACTATTACTCCTGCTCTATGTCCTCTATAGTTTGGATTTTCTTCTGCTTTTCTTTTAAAAGCTTCAAATCCAACTATTAATTGAGCTCCATCATTCCCGAATTTAACTGGATATGCTTCATTTAAGAAAGGATTAAGTTTTCTATATTTACAAAGTTGAATAAAATTTCCTATTTCTCTAGTGGTTAGTGTTTTATTTCCCCTAGCAATAAATTGTTGTACTATACTTGAAGTTAATGTAACTTCTTCTCCTGCAACCATGTAAGTATATTTTTTCTCTTCCTTTTTTTCTAATTGTTTATTTTCTGCCATAATGTTTTCCCTCCATATTATCTATTTTTCTTTCAAGTTCATTTAATTTATCCATGATAATTTTTATATCATCGTTATCTAAAACAATTTTATTTGCTAGGTACTTTAAAGCATTTTTAAAGCTTGTATAATACGCTAGATTCTTTGTTTTTTCTTTACCTATATTTTCTTTCTTAGTAACTTTACTCTCTGTAACATAGCCTACAGATTGTATAATGAACTGTCTTTCATCAGAAATTATTCTGTAATCTCCTATATCAATTTTCATTAGTTTCTCCTATTCAAAGTCTAAAACTTCTTTTTTATAAGCTTTAACTTCATAAACTTCTAAATTAGTTTCTTGGCCATCTTGCATTTCAGTAGCTGGATTTTGCCAACAAGCTTCTAAATATAATCCTTTATACTCATAAATTTGTACTTTAGTAACACTCCATCTACTTTCACCTGCTATATATTCTTTAATTCTAGTTGCTTCTGGGAATATATCTGCAATCATATATCCGTTAGAATAATCAGTTATATTTTCTTTAATTTCTTCAAGTTTCTTTTCAAAGAACTCTCTATCTTCCTTACTTATAGAAATTTCTTCTGCTTGGCCATCTTTAACTACAGTTAATTTATTATCTAAGCTAACTGTAAGTTTTATAATCTGACTTTCGAGATCTATAATCTTATTTACGCTTTCTGCATTATCAATAAATATAGGAGCGTGTATTCCATAATGGTCGCTTAAAGTTTTTATTACTTCTAATCCTGCATTTATTTGACTAGCAGTATTTGCATTACCATAAGGAACTCCATCGCAAAGAATTTCACAAGTTTCTTCCAAACCACCGTTAATAAGCTCTTTAAATAGCTTAAATTTAATATTCTTAAATTTCTTATTTATCATTCCTTCTGAAAGCTCTACTTGAGTTCTAGTAAACTCTTCACATAAGAATAATTGGCCTTCTAGTTTTGCAACCTTTTGAGCTAACTCAACTTCTTCTGCATCAAGTTCTTTAATTCTCTCTTTTAATCTTTCATTATTTTCTTTACCTGCTAACTTACTATTTATTTGAGCTAACTCTGCTTTTAAGACTTGTTTTTCTGCTTTAAGTTCTGTATTATCTAAAGTTTTAAAGTTCTTTATATCTTCTTCTACAAGTTCTATTTCTCTTTCTAATTGAACTTTCCCATCAAAATTAATATCAGTTGGAACTATGAAATTATCAATTTCAGTTTGAATTTCTTTAATTTCTTCTTCCAAAGCTTTTTTATTTTTATTAGCTTCTTCAGATTGCTCTTTAGTTTCCTTATTTATTTCTTTAATCTTTTCGATTTTTTCTTCAAGTTCTTCTTTTTCTTTTTTAGCTTTATCAGCATTAGTACATATAGTTTCTAATTCCTTAGATTTATTAAGATTAAATATTTCCTCTAATTGTTCTATATCGTGTGTAGGTAATTCTTGCCCACAGTATTTACAAAACTTATTTTCCACTTCAAAATCTCTAGATTTAACTTCTTTCCATTTATTTCTCAATTTATTTAATTTTTCATTAATTCCTATTAATGAAGTTTCATAACTTCTTTTTCTTGCTTCTTCTTTTTCTATTTCATAAGAATAGTTTTTCATTACTGAATTTACTTCTCTTAATTCATCTTTCTTTACTTGAAGCTTATTAATAAGCTTGTCCTTTCCGTTACTGGCAACGACCCTTGCATGATTTAATTTTTCTTGATATTCTTGTTTTAGGTTAAATAAATTTTGTTTATGCTCTAAAAGAACATCGTTTCCTTTGGAGCTATCTTCTATTCTTTCATCTATATCATTTATTTTCTTTTCTACTTCTTTTTTTCTAGCTTCTAATTCAGTAAAATCTATATCAACTATATTGTTGTTACATTCATCAATTCTTGCTGGTATAAGTTTTATTTCATCATTAATCTTTTTAATAGATGCTTTGGTTCTAGCATTATATTCATTTATAGAATCTGTATAAGCTCCCTTTAATGGTGCTAACTTAGAGTTATAATTAATTACTCTTTCATCATCTATAGTTCCTATAATCTCCTGTACTATAGTTCTTTGTTCCTTCCAATTAAGATTTGGAAAATACATAGGATTAGTTACCAATTTAAATAATCCTTCATCCATGATCTCTTTTATTTTTTCTTCATATTCTTTTTTTATTACTTCTACACCATTAATGTAATGTTTTGTTTCATGCCCTGAAAAATTTTGAGTAGCTTGACCTCTTTTCTTAGTCCATTTTTCTTTAAAAGTTTTAGCCAAAGTTAATTGAATACCATCTATAATTAAATTCCCTTCGACTGTATGCTCTAATTTATGTAATGGCTCTCCAGTTTCATCTAATGTTTTTATTTCAAAATTCTTTCTACCTTGGCTATCTTTATCGAAAAGTAACCAATTAAAAGCATCAAATATTGTACTTTTCCCTAAACCATTTTTCCCCTTAATATCTGTTACATGACCAAACTCAACTTCAAAATCTTTTATTCCTTTAAAGTTATGTAACTTTAAACTTTTTAAAATAATATCCATGTTTCTACCCCTTTTAAATAATTTTTAATGTGCTTAGAATCAGCCAAACAAAGAACGCTAAGCAAATAAAATTTATTAACATTACTGTCCAAAAACCTTTTCTATCGAATTTATCGTTCATATCTTTTCTCCTTTTTCTCAAATCAGAAAGGTATATCTCCATCGTCAATACCTTCCATTAATGCATCATTTAATTCTTTATCTGCATCTTCTCTTGATTTTTGATTATTAACATTACTGTTTCCACTTATAAAATCAAATCCTTCAACAACTACATCGGTTGTATATCTTCTAGTTCCATCTTGAGCTTCATAACTTCCAGTTCTTATATTCCCTGAAATAGCAAATTGTTGCCCTTTAGTTACGTACTGTGCTATTGTTTCTCCAGCTTTTCCAAAAGCAATACAACTTATGAAATCACACTCTTCTTTTTTAAACTGTCTATTTACAGCTAGTGTAAATCTTGCAACCGCTGTACCACTTCCTGCTGCAAATCTAAGTTCAGGATCTTTAGTTAATCGTCCTATTAAAACTACTTTGTTAATAATAATCACTCCTTCATCAAATGATTATCATATGAGAATACATAAATAAAACTGTACTCTCATATGACTTTATTTCTTACTAAGCTATTATTTTTACATTTTTAAACTCTTCTAATTCCTTAGCTAAATATTCTTTAATATTTTTAATAGCTTCATTTCTCCAAGCTCCACCATCAGCTTCAAACAATGCAGCACTTGGGCCTTCTTTCATTCTAAAAATAAATTTAGAAGTTGGTTGTTCTACTTCTGGGAATGTTCTATATGGTGCTAATTCAACTGGATTTGGTACTTTAGCATTTTCTAAGCTAGCTACTCCAGTTTTAACTGTTACTTGTTGTGATACTCCATCATCTCCAATAGTTCTAACTGGCCCATCTTGAGTTAATGCAGTATAAGTAAGAAGTGTCTTTCTATCTCCTTTATCTACAAAAGAACTTTGTAACATTATGTTGAATTGCTCTGTATCTAAGAATCTGTCATATCTTATATTACTTGGTAATATTGCTTCTGCTCTTAAGAATAGTTCTCTATTTCTATCTTCGTTTAATGGACTATATAAATAAACTTCTTCATAAGATTTAACATGAACTAATAATTCACCTGTTAATTTATCTATATTGTTTTTTACAAAATCAACTAATCCTGTAAGGGTTGATACACTTAAAGTATCTGCAACTGGTTTCTCCATTCTTCTTAATTGAGTTTTTTGAATAGACTCCTAATCCATCAACTCTAACTATCGGGTTATTTTCTAAACCTAATTCAACTAAATATTCTAATGCTTCTTTTTGTTCCATGGTTTTATTCCACCTTTCAAATTAATATATTATTTAACTAACTGTAATCCAGTAGTATCAATCTTTTCTTCTTGTTCTTCTTCAACTTTCATTACTGTTTGACCTGGTATTTGCTTTTTATATTCACTAGCAATAACATCTGAACCATCAGTACCAATAACAAATCTTGTAGCAACTCCTTTAACTGGTGCTAACTTAGTTGAATAATCAACTGTTACATCTGCTATTTCTCTATCTTCTCCTGGTTCAAAAGTTAACTTTAATGTTATTGTTCTCTTGGCAGTAGCCTTTGTGTTTGGATCTAAAATATTTTTTGTTACTTCTTTAAGAGCACTGTTAAACTTCTCCCCAACTGCTCCTTCTGCAATTTTGTCTAAATTAATGTTCATGAAAGTACCTCCTATAACTCCTCATTAATTCTTTCTATTATTTCAGTTATTTCATCAGCATAGCTTTCCATTTTTTTAGTTCCTAATCTTTCAACTATAGCTTCATGAAAACTAACTGCTACAACTTCCCTTGATTCTTTTTCTTCAACAATTACCTCTAAAATTTTAAATTCATTCATTTATATTCCTCCTTTAATACCTTCTAGTGCATTGTCCTAGCTTTCTACCAACCTTAGATAAAGAACCAGTAAACATTGTTTCTAATGCACCGTCTACTATTCTTTGCTTCTCTCTGTTCCTTTTTTCTCTTCTTTTTAGAATATCTTTATAAGTCATTTCTGCTAATGTATTTGGCCCATATTCTTTTAACATGTCCATTAACAAAAACCTCCTTTAGTTAGGAGCCAAGATATTGTGCAATTTAAAGCTCCTAACAAGTTATTTTTTGCAACTAAGATGAGTACTTGATCTAAAATGAAGGGAGGACTTTCACCTCACTTTGCATATATTTTTTTATTTCTTAGCTGCTATATATAAAACCGTTACTATAAAGAAATGGATTGGTATGTTAATACAGTGTTTTTATGTTTTTATTTTTGTTTGCTTGTAACGGCTTATAAACTAATTAATTTTTAGATTTATATTTTTCTAATTCTCTTTCTAACGCTTCAACCTTATCTTCTAATTCTTCAAATGTTGGCTCACAATTGTATTTTCTCATTTCATCAATTGCATCATCTAGTTGGTTAAAGTTAAGAACTATCTTTATTTCTCCTATATTAGGATCATTTGCTATTAACTCATAGTTAGTTCCAACTGTTTTTATTTCTGTAGTGGCCTGTACATTATTGCTAATGTCTACAAAAATTTTATTCATTATATATACCTCCTATTTAATTTTTATAAACTTGTTCTAAATATTCCCAACCTTTATAATTTAAGTATCGGCCCCGCCAAGTCGAAATAAATTATAAAAGGTGGTGATATTATGTTAGATAATAAATCCTTAATTGTATTAGCTCATCTAAAAAATCATTTTAAAAATAGTGAAAGCTCCATTGATGCTGATAAAATACATATTGATGGAATGTCTATGCTTGATATAGAAGAAGCTTTCCTAGTTCTTTACAATAATGGATATATTGAATTAAACACAAAATATGTACATCCAATCGTAGAAAAAATTTTTGATTAATTTACTTAGAAGGAGATTCACACTCTCCTTCTTTTAATCCTTTTTCAGTTAATCCTATTACTGATATTGGCAAATTAAGTTTTCCATTAACGATAACATTTGAATCGAATTTCAAAGTTACAGTTGCATATGGTTCCCCTTCTTTTCTTTCAATTTTCAAATCAGTAACTGAAGCTATTGGCTTTGAACCATTAATCGTAATTATTCCTTTACTTGAATTAAATACAAAATCTGCAATCATCTCAAAAGCCTCCTTGCCATAAAATCTATTTCAATTATTTCTCTAATTATTTTTTTAACTAGTTTTTCATCTAAATCAACATAAATTATTGCCTGTTCAGGAGTATTTATCTCTTGAACAGCTTTCTGTTTTAGCTTCAAGCCACATATAGGACAATAATTTTCAGTTCCTTTTAATTCTTCATTTTCACATCTTGGACACATATATATCACGGCTCCAATCTAATATTTTTTTTATTTTTTTCTGCTTTCATTTCAGTAAGTTTTTTTGTATACTTAATCAAATTTTCAATTTCTAGATAATCTTTTGGATTTTTTTCTCGAATAAAATCTAAATCTTTAGCTATTTCTTGTTTTTCTTTCATTTGCTCACCTCTTTACGATTTATTCGTAATTTATAATTTAATTTTAACGAGTTATTCGTAAAATATCAATATGTTTGTCTAAAATTCAATAAATATCGTAAATTTCATATTTTTACGAATTTTTCGTAAAAATATACGATTATTAATGGAAAGTTAGCAATGCTTAGTGTATAATTTAATAAAAAAAGGAGTAGATAAAATGGATGAAACAAAAAAAGAAATTTTAAATTACATACAAAAAAATTACACAAATATGACTAACGACAATAAAAACAAAATAAATATTAGAATAAAAGAAATCAGAAAAAACCTTAAACTAAATCAAGTTAATTTTGGTAAAGAGTTGTTTATTAGCCAAGATACTGTAAGCTTATTAGAAACAGGTAAGCAAAAACCAACAGAAAGACAATTACTAGATATATGCCTAAAATTTGATATTAATATTGAATGGTTGATGTTTGGTATAGGAGAAATTTATTTAGATATATTAAAAGAGTTGCAAATAGATGAAGAAATAAAAAAAATTACAAATGATTTATACAGTTTAGATGAAAAAGATAGAGAAGTTATTAAACAACTAATAAAAAATATTAAAGAAAAAATTGATAACAATCAAAAAGAGAGCTAAGCTTGGCTTGCTCTCTTTTTTTGTTCTTTTTTTCTTATAATTAAATTTTTAATTAATTCATATTCTAATTCAGCATTAAGTTTTAAGAATAATAAATCTTTTTCTATATTATGTTTTTCTATCAAAAAAACCATCTCCTATTGCCATTTTATAAGAACATGAGTTCCCCTTTTTTTTCATAAATATTATAACATGATTATTATGTCGATTGCACCGAACCGTTCGACCCATTTCTCATTTTTGGTTTTAATTTCCTAATGTTTATTTTTTTATTTAATGTTATCCTTAAATATTATGGAGGTGATTAAAATCTTAAGAGAATTCCGTCGAATTAACAATATTTCACAAAAAGAGCTTGCTAAAAAATTAAAAATCAGCAGATCCCACTTATCTGAATTAGAACACAAAGCAAGTACTCCAAGTTATAATTTATTAATTAGAATATCTAATATTTTAGAAATATGTCCATTAAAACTATTGGAATATTATTCTTCAGAAGATATTAATTTTAATTGCTGCAAGTATAGATGCTATCTAACAAACAATAAAAAAAACAAAGAGTAAAAAACACTCTTTGTTTTTTATTTTCGTTTTAAAATCAAAATGGTATTATTTATTTTGAAAGGATGTGAAAAACTAATGATAAGATGTAGATTACGTATTTTATTAGCCCAAAACAGACTAAATCAACAACAATTTTCTGAATTGAGTGGTCTTAGTCTTAGAACGATAAGAAACTACTACAAAAATACTTTTAAAATTATAAATAAAAAGGATCTTCTAATTCTTTGTGAAACTTTAAAATGTTCTCCAGGCGATCTATTCGTATATGAAAATTTCTATAAAAAATAAAAAAAGAGATAGAATTAACTATCTCTTTTAGGGAATAAATAGTCCTATAACATGAACTCAAAGTTAAAGAACTAGAATTGGTATTTACTATTAAAAAATAGTAAACTTGAAAATCATTCATTTTTTAAAGGGTAAAGCATTTTATGCTTTATACCTGAATTATACATACTTATTCATAGTATGTCCATATAATTCTAAATAATAAGCATTTCTAAAATTTAAACTTTATTTTTATATATCTTTAATTTTTAATAAAATATTCTTTAAAAAAATATATATAAAAATTAACACCATAGGTATTAGTGGAATTAAATTATTAGTATTTAATATTTGTTCTTCCACTATAAAGACATAATATAATGTTATTAATATACACAGATAAATAATACTTTTATCATTTGTTTTTCTAGTAATATTATTTTTTAAAATTAAAATTATTAAATAAATTAAAAATAAAAACATTAATAAAACTATTATAATTAACTTAAATAATTCATAAGATTCAAAGGACATATTTGTATAAAAATCAGGAGAAATCAAGCAAGAAATTAAACAAGAAATCCCTATTACTACAGGTAATACCAAAAGTAAAATTTCAATTAAAATCATTAAGAAACAAATAATTTTTAAAAATAAAAGGAACTTTTTCATAAAACACCTACCTTAAACAATAGATATTGCAATCAAACAAAAATTTTGACAATTTCTCTTTAAAATTATAAATATAATCTATTGAATTAATTTTATATTTATCTTCATTGGTTAAATTTTAATTATATTTACCCAAACAAAAAGCCCTTTTATTTTCACAAATAATAACTTTAATCAAATTAAGTTTAATTAATTCATCAATTATTCTACGCATTACTGAATAACTAAATTTATAATACTTATCCTTATATAAATCATTTATATCTTTAATAGTCATTTTTAGAATTCCATTATTTTTGATAATCTCACATTTTATAAACTCAAAACACTTATTGCTCTAAATTTCATTTGTACTGACTTTATATTTCTATTTATCACATGAAGTTCTTCTCTTGATAATTTTATATTTTTATCCAATTTCATCACCTTATTTATATTTTACTCTTCCCAACCTAATAATTGTTTTTCTAGTTCATTCATATCTTGTTCTCTTTGTGTAAAGTTAGCATTAGATTTTTTTGAATCTTTATTATTTATATTAATATCAACTTTTTTAACTTTTTCCATGTCATTTAAAACACTTACTAAATAACCTTTATAATTTTTTATTGTACTATCTGTAGATCCTGCTGTTATTATAGCTTTAGCTATTTTATCAAATGAATAGACAACTAATAGAGCTTTAATGTCTTTTTTACTCAATTTAAATTCTTGAAGCTGACAAATCTCTAATAGTTTTTTAACTTCTTCCTCATCTTCTTTAGAAGAAGAAGATATATTATTACTATTAAGATTGTTACTATTAAGATTGTTACTATTACTTTCCACATTTTGAGCCGTCGAATTCTGAGGAGTCTCATTTTGAGTAACCTCAGAGAATGTAGTATTTTCAATTGTTTTATGAGATTCCTTATTTTGAGGAACCTCAACTTCTTCTTTCTCTACAGGAAATTGCTCTATTGTATAAATATTTTTACCATTAACTACTTTTCCATTGGTTCCTTTAACTCTAGTTTGTTTAATAGTTATATAACCTAGATCTTCTAGTAACTTTCTATGTTTATAATATCTACTTTTACTTATACCTAGTTCATGTAATTGTAATTCTATAGTTGGAAATGCTGTTAGACCTGAACCAGCAAAACTTGACATATAAGAATAAATTGCTTTAGCTTCTATTGTTAATCTTGTATCTCTCATTACGGCCTTTGGTGAAAATCCGTATCCTTGACTCATGATTCCATTAACTTGTATAAAATTATTTGTTTCCATAAAAAAGTACCTCCTAATAAGGAATAAAAAACAATCCTTAAAAGAAAGTACATTAAATTTATCAAATTAAAGTTTGACAAATACGCATATTTTATATACAATTATCGTATAATATAAATATGCAAGAAATTAAAGATACTTTCTTTAAGTTGTGAGCCTATTAAGTTCTTCGGTCGGCCAAAACTTCGGAGCTTAATGGGTTTTTTGCTGTTTATTCCGTTTTCAAAAATTTGTTGTTTTAATTCTATCATATTTGGTAATAATTTGTCTATAAATATTCATAAGTTTAAATTTAAGCTTGTGGATATTTTTTTATTAGCATTACAATTACTTGTAATACATAATAATATTATATATTATAAATAGTATTTTTGTAAAAGGTAAATATAATACTATATAATACAAAATATTATAAAAGTAATATATTATATTATTTTGTATTATTATAGCTTGACATATTATTCTAAAAGTAATATAATTGTAATATAAAATATTACTTTTAATGAGGTGAAAATAATGAAAGTTAGTACATTAGGAATTGACTTAGGAAATGCAAATGTAAAAACAAGTAAATCAGTTATATTTGAAAGCAAAATAAAACCAGGTATAACTAAAATGAACGAGAATGATATAAAAGTTATTTATGATGGTGCAGAATATACTGTAGGAGCTTATGATGGAGCATTAAATATAAGCAAAAGAAAGTACTTTAAAAATGCTTATAAGATTAATCTTTTAACTGCTATTGCTAAAAGCTCTAAAGCAAATAATATAACTACTAATATTGTTGTTGGAGTTCCAGTAGAATCATTTAATGATAAAAATTTAACTGAAGAAATTAAAAAACATATAGAATCTTTTGAAAATGAGAAAATAACAGTTAATGGAGTAGAAAAAACAATTAATATAGAAAATGTTGAAGTATTTTGTGAATCAGCTATTGTTTTTGCTGATAGAGAAAAATTTAAAGATAAAAAGACTTTAGTTATAGACTTTGGTGGGGGAACTATAGATATTAGTTTCTGGGATGGATTAAATTTAACTAAGGCAAGAACATATAGAGAAGGAATGATAACTCTTTATGAGAATGTTATAAAACAAGTTAATAATAGATATTCAACAACTTTAAATTCTAACATTGCTATTGATATGATTGGAAAAGATAAATTTACAATAGATCAAGAAGAAAAAAATATAAGTTTTATAAATTCAATAGTTGAAACTTATGTAGATGGACTTACTTCTTATATTAATCAATACTTCGATGTTGAAAGTGCAGATAGCATTCAATTAATTGGTTGTGGTGCTATCCAATTAGAAAAAAATATAAAAGATGAATATGAAAAAGCGGAATTACATCCTAATGCAGCATTTGCTAATGCTAATACTTATGAGAAGGTAGGCGAAATACTTTGGATTTAACTTTTTTAGATAAAGTAGAGATGGAAGATCTTGAAGGAAAAGATGAAAAAATTCAGCCAGTAAGATTCAATAAAGATGAATTTTATATGCTTAAATTTATAAATTTTAAAAATAAAAGATTTGCAACTTATATTAAAGAATTAATAGAAAAAGATATTAAAGAGTATTTAAGTAATACAGATAATACTAATATTACTAATAGGACATTAAATATAGATTTAGAGCAGCTTAAAGAAGAGTTAAAAGAAGAATTAAAAGAAGAACTTACTGAAGAAATAAGAGCAAAACTTTTATCAGAGCTTAAAGAAGAATTAAAAGAAAAATTAGATAATATGGACTTAAAACAAGAAAATATAGATGAAAGTAAAAATGATTTACTTAATTTTATGAATAATAGAAAATAAAAAAAGCACCCACCATAAGGTAAGGCACTTGTATCTCGCAAATATAAGTATATCTTATCTTTGGTGGAAAATCAAGGAGGATATAAATTTATGAAAAATTTTGGATTAATGTTAGGAAATATTATTAGATGGGGAATGTATTACTTAGTAATGGCAGTAATATTTTTACCTATATTTCTAATAGCTGAATGGAGATATTAGCATGAGTAATTTAGAAGAATATATTATAGACTAAGCTTAATTGCTTAGTCTTTTTTATTGCTATTTAATACCAATTATTGTAAAGTAATACTTGAGAATACTAAGTGTTAAGGATGTGGATAATGTGAATAATTTTAATTTAGTGAAAGCAGTAAATGATTTACTAGTAATAGAAGGTATTACTCTGGATGAAGTAGCTAAAAGATTTAAGATGAAAAGAAAAGATATAATTTTTAATATGAAAAGAGAAGGATTTATTTTTGATAAGGTAGAAGGATATTTTATTAAAGAAGAAACGTTAATAACGCGTATAGAACGCTTAGAACAACAACAAAAAGAAATACTAGAATTACTTAGTAGTAAAGAAAGAAAGTCGCTTAAAATTGATTCTAGCGTACTTCAAGGAGATATAATCCATCGTACATTTAAATTATATAAAAATACTTCTTTAAAATTTACTAAGTTTTGCAACGAACATAGGGAACTTAAGATGCAAGAGATAATTACAGTTGCTTTAGAAGAATTTATGGAGAAAAATAAATAAGAGTAGCATTAAGCTACTCTCTTTTTATTTTATTTCAAATTCTAAAGTTTGATTATCTTTATTTTTATAAGGAATTACTTGAATATATTTAGCATCTTTAACGCCTTCTCCAGTAACGATTATTTCACCCATATCATTTTTGTTTTCGATTTTAGCATTTACCTTATTATTTGTATTACCTTTTTCATTTACTGTTTGGAAAGCTAGGAAGTTATTAAGTGCATATTGAATTTGGTCAAATGGTGTTTCAGTTTGGATAATTATATTATCTCCTTCTTTAGTAACTGATTTAACAGTTATTCCAGGGAAACTTCCATCCTCATTAGTATGATTTTTTGAAACATACTGTACTCCTAATTCACTTAATTTAGGTTCGTATTTACCACATCCCATTACAGTAACGGCTAATAACAAAGTAACACTAAGTAATACTAGTATTTTTTCATTTAATTCACTCCTCTTCATATCTCGTGTATTCAACACAAGTCTTTATTTTACTTATTTTAATATTATTATATTATAAATGTATAAATTTAGAAAGTTTGTCTATAATTTAAATACTTCTTTAATGATATTTTATAGTTACTCTCTTTTAAGCTGCATTTATTGCAGCTATTTTTATTTATAAAAAAATTAAAAAACTTCTAATAAATTTAAATAAAAAAAGCTAGGTAGGAATTAACCCCACCTAGCCTTTTTATTATAGTTTCTTTACAAAATCTGATTTAACAAATCCAGTTGCTCCAGTAGCTGTAGTTATTCTATACCAGCCAATAAAGTCTGAATCTACCCAATCTATTCTGAATACTTCTCCTGGATTAATTGTAGCTACTATATTAGAACTTGTATTACCTTCTGCTCTAACATTAAGAACTGAATCTACATTACAAGTAGTAGCCATTTGAAGTTTTTCTACATAGTCTTGGCTTACATATCCAGTAATACCTTGGTACTCTATGTAATACCATCCTAAATAATCAGAATCTACCCATTTAATTCTGAATCTTTCTCCAGCTGGTATTTTACCAACTATATTAGAATTAACATTACCCTTAGCTCTTATATTTAATTCAGTGTCGACATTACAAGTAGTAGCATTTTCTAGTGTAAAATCTTCTTTTAAGAAATCTTCATAGCAATAGTTCATATCTACAGATGAACCTGGAATACCTGGTACTTGTCCATTTTCTGAATATTGCCATATAGCACAATCTCTATTAAGTTTAGAGTTATACCATGCATACCATAATGGATAATTAGTTAACTCATTCATATAGAATTTATTTAATAAGAAATCTTGGTTAGTATAGTTCATAGCTCTATATCCGTTACGGTTTATTTCATCACAAAAGGCTTTAACCATATCTGTAGCTAATCTTTTTCCTATAGTAACTCCATTTTTAGATGCATAGTTTAAAGTATCATATTCTAGGTCATAGCTTATAGGATAATCTACTCTGTAACCTTTAATGGCTTCTAGCACATATCTAGCTTCATTTCTAGCCATTTCAGTATTCCAAGCATATGAGAACCAGTAAATACCTACTGGAATACATAATCTATTACATTCTTCTATATTTCTTATAAATTGTTTATCTATATTATTTCTACCATATCCAGCTCTTAATATAGCAAAATCTATATTACCTTTTACTCTTTCCCAATCTATTCTTCCTTGGTGTTCTGATACATCTATTCCTTTTAACATTTTACATTCCTTCTTTCTTTTAATTTTTCTACAATGTCTTTTTCAGATATATTTTCATATTTCATTAACTTAATAGCACATCTGTCAGCTACTTCTTTAAAGTGATCTCTTTCACTTTCAACAACTTCTAATTGTTTTCTTAAATACTCATTTTCTTGTTTTAATGATTTAATGTAATCTTCTCTATTTCCCATAATGTACTATCTCCTTTTTAAAAATTATTTCTTATTTTATTAACTGTATTGAAAACTTCTTCTTTTATATCTTCAACATCATCTAATGATAGAATATTAAGGAAACATCCAGTTACTATAAATAAGTTTTCTACATCTTTTTTCCACATTCTTTTATAAAGTGCATTTTCTTTTTCTAATTTCTTTACATAATTACTTTTCCCCATATATTGAACCCTCCTTAACAAATAAATTTTTATAAAAAAAGAGAACCTAAAAATTATAGGCTCTCATTTAAGCTTTTTACTGCAGCTAATTTATTTTCTGTTTCTGCATTTAATAATTTTAATTTCTCATTTTCTTCTACTAATTGTGTAGCTTGTTGTTTTAAACTATCTTCAAATAATTGTTTTTTGCCTTTATTAACTTCTCCAGCTATAGCTTGACGTAACATCTTTACTTGTTCTTCAGTTAAGTATGGTATTTTTTCTAAAAGTAATTTATCAAAATAATCTGCTTTTGATTTTGCTAAATCTTTTATATTATCTGTTATACGATATTTCTCTTCAACAATATTCCATATTTGTTTAGCTGTTTTAATTTCTTCTTCATGCTGATCTAGCTTTAACTTTTGTTCTACCATTTCCTTTTTCTTAGCTATGTATTGAATAGTAACATCTCCAACACTTTTAATAATAGCTAAAATAACTCCAACTATTCCTAAAGTTAAAGCTGTTAATATTGGTTCTATTATCTTTTCCATTTTAATATCATCCTTTCTTTTATTTAAAATTTCTTTTTACCTTCTCTTAGTTGTATTAAAGCATCTTTTAATTTTTCTGGAATAGGTAATCCTAGTGCTGCTCCATTTTCTAATAAGCTTATTCCTTCATTTGCTATATAAAAATAACAAATCACTGTTCTAAATACCCAAGTTCCATTATTAAGTAACCTATCTAGCATTACAGCAACTATTAAAACTGTAAGTATCATTGCTTTTCTAGCTATTCCTTTTAATCCAACATCAGAACTTAACTCTTTATTTACATACCCTCGTGTTAACCCAGTTATATAATCTAATATAATAAACACAACTAATGTTGCTAAAGGTGTGTCCCATGCTCCAAATAGCCAAGTGAATCCAGTTCCTATTGCTACTATTATTGCTTTTAAATAATCAAATACCTTCTCCATCCTTTTCTCTCTTTCTTAATTTAGAGAAATAAAAAAAGACTATCTCTAGTCTTATCTTATTTCCCTACTATTAATTATACAAATTTAATTTGTTTCCAATGATAAGCCCCATCAGTTCTTCTTACACAAGTATACAATTTATCTTCCACCCCTGTTTCTTGAATTAAGACTTGCTTTCCTCTATGTTCTTCACTTGGATTTAAAAGAGTATCCCTAACATACAAAGAAGTATCAACAGAAGTAACAATTTTTGTATGAACATTTTTTTCATAAGCATTTTTTAAGCATACTGTTAATTCGTTTTGTTTCCCAGCTCCTTTACTTCTTATTTGAAGTTTCCCTTCTATATCTCTTATATCAGTTGTAGTTACTGGTATAGTGTATTCTTCTGTTATATCCTTAAAATCCAACCATTTTTTTAGAGATGTTGACCATATTCGTTTATAAATTTTATATTGATACGCCGGATTCCATATTTGAAAACTTAAATCTTCGTGTTTACTAAATCTATAAGTTTCTAATTCTCCTACTGAGCCCTCTGGAAAGTTAACATTATCTGCTGTTGTAAATACTTTTACTGTAACTTTGTCTTTAGGGAACTCTGTAATAGGTGTATCTTGATTTATACCTTTATCATCAGTAAAATTTTCAAGTATGTCATCACTATAAAAACTTCCATCAACCCCTATTTTAGTACATCTTTTTTCATTTCCAGCAAAGAGTGAATTTTTATAATACTTTAAAGCTTGTGAATAAGTCACACATTCATAACCCTTTGAATTTATATATTCTATCAATTGTTCAAAAACTGGTATTAATTCAGGATTAGTCCTAAAATATTTACCGTGAAGCATAAAAACAGTCCATTTCCCTTCGCAACCATCAATTATTTTTTTATAATATTCAAAATTAGTATTAGCATCATCGAAGTGAAATCTATTTATAAAATACGTGTTAATCGGATTATTTTCATAATCTGAAATTATAGAAACCCCAAAATCGTAAATTTTTTTAACGTAATTTAAAACCTCGTCATTGAAACTTCCTTGTGGATAAACAATCCCTTTAACATCAAAACCTTTTTTAGTTAACTGATTGTGACATTCATCTATATAATATTTAGCCTTTGAAAAATTTATTTCTCCTAATTTATCATTGTTAACACTATGGTTTACTACTTCCCAACCTTTTGAAACTAGCTCTTTAGCTTGTGCTTCAGTTATATATTGCGGGAATTTATCACTCAAATAACCCGGAACCAACGCTATAGACATAGGATAATTATATTTACTCAACCTAGGCTCTAATATTGTATAATCTTCTAACCAACCATCATCACTCGTGAAGCTTATTAAAGTCTTTTTTTGCTTTATATCTTTAATTACTTCTTTTTCATTAAAATCTGAAGTGAGTTTATTTAATTTACTAGCATATTGTAACTCTATACTTTCTGTTCCTTGTTTAAGCTTTTCAGCATAAGAATTTGTAGTTTTTATCGCTTCACTTAAAATATAAAAATCAGTAGAGTTTATTGCAGTATTAGATATTTTAGAGAATATATTATTTTCTACTATTAAAGAAAATGGAGCTGTTTGTTCTAAAGAATTATTCTCTCCATAGATTGCAATCTGACATGCATATACTCCATTTTCATTTGAAATTACATTTGTTATAGGTAATTCAATTTCACCTTCAGCAGCATTAGCAATATTTAATGCTAAAATGTTACTTTTTTTACTTCCATACTCATTAACGTAAGCCATTATAGCTATCTTATTTGTTAAATTAACTCTTCTTTTATTTTTACAGATATATATTTTATATACCTCGCTTAAATTATCTCCCTCTATAGTTTTTATAGAATTTTTATTGTAATTATCTACATTTATTATTATTTCTTTCATTAATTTAAATCCTTTCTATTCTTTATTCTTTGTGTCTCTTCCGGCACTTGGATTAGTACATACTCCACTTCCATCGAAATCATACCATTTACCTTCAATAAAAAGCGTTTCTTCACTAGCCATAACTCCATTATGTTTCATCCAATAATAGTTGTTATCTTTTAAAACCCAATCATTTTTTACTAAAGCCCCTGTTTCAAGTGCATAATACCAGCTTTGCTGATACTCAATAAATTCAGCACTAGCCATAAGGGTATTAGATTTAATTATATAAGTATTGTTGTTATAATAAATAAGTTTAGGTCCTGTAACCATTTTGCAATTCTCATCTATCCAATAGTAGCATGGCTTTTCGTTAAAAGTTCCTTGTATGAAACAGTTTCTATCTAAAGCACCAGTTTTACTAGCGTGATAATCAACTCCATCATGTTTTATCCATTCATTTGTTGCTATAAATCCATCATCCTTTACAAAGTAGAAGTCTGATTTATAAGGATATATTCCTTTAGTTGCAATACCTCCAGCCTCATTAGTCATTTTATATTTCCCACTATAGTAATCAAGGAATTGAAGTGGTAATTTATATTCATGACAACATGGATAAATAGCACCCCTTGCTATTTTAAATACTGTCATATCGTTATTATCATTTGAATAAACTTTACCGCCATATTTTAGACATTTTAAAGCAAAGTTTTTTATAATGTCTTTCTTATAAACATCTAATCTATCTATTAAACAATACCTAGCTTGTAATTCTTCAAATCTTTTATCACTATTTCCACCGTCGGCTCCGTGATGACTTAATTTGTATAAATCAATTTTACCTATTCTATTCTGCAGATGTGTTTCAGTAGCTGTTGTACTATCGCCAGGAAATAGGCTTTTAGTTCCATGAGATACTAGAAGATAATTAACACTCATACTATTTTCATTAGTATAGTCATAGAATTTACTTGCAAAAGCTTCTATATAATCATTTTTCCCTATCCTAAACTGCTGGTCATTAGCAACTATTTTTTGAACATTAAATCTATCTGCTGCTTCTAACATTCTATCGTGATATCCTTTAGTGTCCCATTCTTGCTCTGTAGCTGGTAGCCTAGAATAATCTATCCCATCTTTAAAAACTATAAAATCAGGTCTATATTTTTCTATAATGGCTGGTGCATTTCCAATATGGTCGCTATGATCATGAGTAGCAAAGAAGTATTTTAGTTTAGTTACTCCAATTTTATCTAGTTGTTGAATCATTATTTGAAAATTTTCTTCCATGAAGCAATCTATCATAGAGAATGTTCCATCATCTGCCTTTATTACTATACAATCTCCGTAGGAACCTTCCTTATTTTTAAGATTATAAATAATAGTTTCTGTATTATCTTGCATTCTTTCTGCTGTATAATCTAATTTTTCTGTTATTTTAGCTATGTTAGAAGCATTTTCTTTACTTCTTACTTCAGTAGCATTTATATTCCCAATTGACTTTAAAGCTTCATCTAGTGCCGTATATTCATTAGTTCCTTCTATAGCATTACCTGTCATTAAATCAGGGTGAACTATTAAATTAAATTTATTAGAACTAAGAATACCACCGTTTTCTGTTCTTATTTTCAACATATATTCTGTAGTCCCTGGCACTAATAAAGCATCTGTTAATTCCAATCTTGCTAATCCTTTAGGTCCATCTATTATATTTAAATTATTAAAAATCTCATTTCCCTTTTGATTTAAAGCATATATTTCAACTAAAGAATGACTTATATCTAAAACTTTATTAATTGATATAAACTTAAAGTCAATAAAGCGTGTTTTAATATCATGCTCTATTGCTTCTATCTCAATCAATTCATCCCTATTTATATATACTTTTTTAGGTTCTATATGTTGTATATCTTGCATAATACCCTCCTTTCTAAATAAAAAAGAGTAGAAATTAATCTACTCTAAATAACTTGTCATAAATATTTAAAGTTAAAACCTTTATATTGAGGTTTTTTATTGTTACATACAAGTGATATTTTACTTGTTAATAATTTAACTCCAAATAACTCCTCACTTTGTCTTGATAATTCAGCACATGAATTAAATATTCCTAAGCTTTGATTATCTTTAAAGATTTCTACTTTTTTACTACTAGCTTTACCTGAGTTGATCCCGCATTTTTTTAATTCTTCTTTCCCACTGTATTGACACCAACCTAATTTAGTACCTTTATTAAGGTATTCAACAACAGTTCCTCTAGCAATATTAAAATGTTTTCCAATATTAACTGTACCTTCTTCTTCTATTTTATTATTCCAATATTCACATACTTCTTTAACAATATTCTTACTGGCAAATTCAGCACATTTGTTCCAATTAATTTTACTTAAATCAAATAACTCATTTAATTTTGAGTTAAGAATTGAATTCTTAATCCATTCTAAATTACTCTCTCTACAATCTAATTCTATATAATGTTTAACACCATTTTTAAAAGCCATTTCTTTTTTATATTTATCATTAGATTGTTCCTCCTCTAGTGTTCTAGCTTTAGCAATAGTAAATTTTCTACTATAATGTTGACTTCCATGCGTTTCAACGATACAATTGAAATCTTTAATATAGAAATCATACCTTTTATTATCTATCCATTTAGGTTTATATTCTATTTCAAAATTAATATTCAGTTGTTCTAATACATTCATAACAAATTTTTCAGGATATGACTTCCCGTCTCCACAAGAACAACTTATTGATTTTCTATTATAAATCTCCTTTATAACAATCTTCTTTTCTTTTCCACAATCAGGACAAGTAATAGTTATCTTTTTACCACTACCACGAGAATATTTCTTGGAATCTTCTTCAGATATACCAAGGTCGCACATCCATCTATCTGTGTCCCATATTGTATTGATACCTAATACTGTTTTTTGTGGTGGAACACTACATATAGGACAACCGTAACCTTTTAATAAATTGGTTGGAGCAATTTCCCATTCATATTTTTTTACAGTTGTCACAATTATGTCTTACTAATATTTTCGTTTTCCAATTTTTATATTGTCCTAACACAATATATTCGCCATGAAATTTATTTTTTACTTCTTCCAAAAATTCTCGATGTGTTTTCGCTTTGGTCATTTACTATTCCATCTCCTCATAAACAACTGATTATTCCATATTATAACATAGGGTGATATCAAAAAAATTATAATATTTTATTTTTACATTAAACAATTTGTCCTATTTTTAAGCTTGGCGCAAAGTTAACTGGAGTACCATTATATCTAAGCTCTATATGGCTATGTGGGCCTGACGAATTGCCAGTTGAGCCTGACTTAGCTATAACTTGTCCTGCTCTTACTGTATCTCCTTGATTTACAAGTAATTCTGAGTTATGAGCGTAGATGGTAACTAAACCATCGCCATGATCTATAAATAAATGATATCCATAACTATAATCTAATTCAGCTTTTTTAATAACAGTTCCACTTTTACTAGCTCTTACTGGAGTACCTTCTGGAATCCCAAAATCTGTACCACTGTGTGGAGCACCACTAGGATAATGTCCAAAGAGTGCAGTTACTTGTCCACCAGTAACGGGAATAATCCATCCGTTACCATAAGCATTATTTACTGTTTTAAAATTACCAGTAGAATCTATTCGAGGTGGTAACCATCCATCTCCATTGTTTTCTGTAACAACACTTCCAGTTGGATTCCCATTTCTACCCAGTATAGGAATTTGTCTTTTTTCATAACGACCTTGGAAATATATATTTGCTTCTGCAATTCTTCTAAGTCTTAAACCTTCTAACCTATTCCCTGCATCATCATGTATATAGAAATTTTCCCATATAGGTCTTATATAAGCTTCATCAGTTGGATTTCGTCTTATAGCATTCATAAGACTATTATTAGCACCTATAACACCAGTTCCTGCATTAAAAGCTAAATCTACTAAAGCATCAAATTGCTGTTGAGTTGTGCAACCTAAAGCTTTAACTTTATTTACTATAGGTTTACCATATCTATTAATTTTTAATGTATAACTTTCTTTAGCTGCTAATTCTTCTGGAACTGGTTCATTAGCCTTTAATTTAGCGTATATATCGGGTTCACTATGAGTTACCCCATAACCAATGGTAAGAACACCACCACTATCTCGATATTCATATCTACCTAAACCTTCATAACCTTTTAGGTATCTAAAGCAATTAGAACTCATTACACCATTTTGCCAATCTCCATCAGCTCCTCCGCCAATTGGAGCATTAGGATCAAATACAGTAGTACCACTTGTATTTTTAATAACACCATTTAACACTATATCATTGCATCTCAATTCTCCAGTTCTAGCATCATAATATAAAGATTTATCTTTCCCCATTCTAATACCATCATTTGATACTACAATTTCATTGTTTTCAGTTGTAATATTTACATAATGGTCTCCAACATAAAGATTATTTTCTCCATTATCTGAACGAATATCTATGTTATAAACTTTATTTCCTTTAAAATCTACTTCTTCATATATTCTTACTGGCTTTCCACCTGAATCTTCTAAAATATTGTATTTATCAAATTCGATATACGAAGGTACGCTAATAGAATCTTTTTTTGCATATCCTAAAGCTAAAGCACTATCGATATCATTAGATAAACCTATAAGGGGTTTATTTTCATCATCTCCTTTAATTAGTGCCATTAAGCCACCTATGAAGTCTCCATTCTTTTTCCAATTAAATAGTTTAATCATATTGTTTTCGATTAATATAGCATCTTTTCCATTGTTTCTAAATAAAGCTCCTCCAGGTTTATTTAAATCAATTTCAAAAGAAGCATCCATATTTTGAATAAGAACTGTTTTTAACTTACCTATTAGCCAATCTGCCATGGCAAAGCCACCGCCAATAAAAGTATTCCAATCCCAATCACTATCATCTGGTAACCTTTTACTAGCTATCATTAATCCCATTGAACCTATAGCACAAGCCCCATAGGTTTTAGAACCTTTTATTCTATCTTCAAATAGCATAGCTAAGACGTGTTGTGGTTGTGAAGCGTCTCTCATGGCTTGAAATTGAGCTTTAGTAGCATGAATTATTCCTGATAGTTCTTCGCTTTTAACAGAACCATTTTTATTTAAAATTGCATTAACTTTTTGAGTAGTATCACTTTGATTTTGGAAATAATTCTTTACTACTTCACCTATGCTTACATTAATGTATTTTTCTTTTAAGATATCCCATTCATAGCCTACACAACGAACTCGAATATTAACACCTAAATCAGTATGGTTAGCTATAAGAGTATCACCTAGTCCTATATTAACTAAATTTTTAATGTATTTATATTTTTCTGTATTGGATAATGCAGCTACTTTAACATTTCCTGTTATAGTAGGTTTATCTAATCCACCTTCAAAAAGCTTTCTACATTCTTCTCTTAATGCATTGTAAAGTTCTTCTTCGGTTTCAAAGACTATACTTCCATCGTCATTTTCTTCAGTTTCATTTTGTAGATCTCCTTTAAATTTTAGATTATTAAACTCAATATACTTTTCATATATGATTCTATATTTATTAATTAAAGGGCTATCTATAAAAAGTTCTGGAAGCCTCCTACCGTTAAAAGCAACTGGTTTAATTCTAGTAACTATATCTTTTCTATTTTCTTTAAGTCCTAAATCAACCATATTGGTTCCATACAGAATTTCAAGGCCTTTATCTTCTCCAATACGTTCATTTATATAAACATCGAAATTATCTAGGAATATCTCTCCACCCCATCTATTTATAATACTATTATCTCTGTTACTTCCATTTATAGCTTCAATTCTGTTTTGCTTAACAAAATAACAAGTATTAATCTTCTTAATATTAGAGTGGCCATTAAATTTAGTATCAGCTAATAAGATATTTAAAGCTCTTTGGCAATTGCAATTAACTGCTCTTATGTCTTCTGTAGTAGAGTAATATAAATCAAAGAAAATATGTCTTGCCTTAATTTTAAGGCCAGTAGTTAACATAGTT